GATAGCGTTATCAATCAAGCTTTCAATGTCATCCGCAATTGTTGATATTGACTGGAGTGCATGGCAATCGATGTGTATGCCATACATTCCCTGCCCTAGTGTACCCACTTGCGTGGTTACACTTGCAACAGCCTGTTACACTGCTGTTGCCAAAGTGATGCCCTCATACTGTCCAGAGTATAAGGAATATGCTCTTACTGAGTTTGCTGCCATATCGGCTTCTGCCATCGCAGCAACCACCATAATCCTACCCGCTGCCCTCGTAACATTGTCTGAGAATTCTGTCCCAGTGAAAGTTGCTAGTACTGCCATGATCATCGCAACTGGCCTAGTCTACAACAAATTTCATAAGTCACGAAAGGACGATGTTACGCGCAGAAGGGAAAGGGCTTTGCGTGCCCAAATCAGTATGGAGCTTACCGCATCATGTTCTCGTGAAGTACATTCGTCCATTAGGAATGACTTCCAACGACGCGCCCTCCCAAACAGACAGCACAACAGTACGAACCCGCATGGCTCGTGTGCTTCTGATCGCTCAACTGGTGATGATTTTATCACGAACTTCGCTTTTGCCAATGGGTTTGGTATATATAGCATTAGCAAATCTCCTAAAGACATCTGGAACGGTGTCCCTGGTACACGATCGTTTTACCATGAAAAAGATTTGCGTATGTCGTACACCTCTGAACCGCGTCCTGCGGCTCCCCATTTTACCAAATTAATAGACGTTGATTATTACGTCACTGTGGCTGACTTACATGAGTCACTTAATTTGAGTCGTGGATTGTTGCTCTATGCACTCCACCCCGAAGTTCTTGCCGCCACCACTAATGACATGGTTTTAACTGTCAGTAGTGATGGCACTGTCACCGAAACGCACAACAGTAGCACACCATATGTTTCTCAAATTTGGAATTGGGATGTAGACTATATTACTTTTTCGAACCCTACTTTGTTTGGTTTCCTGAATCCCTGGTCTACCCAACAATTTGTGCACTGCTATGTTGAGCGGCGTCGTATCGCTCCTAATCGCTTTGTAACCATGGTGCTGCCTGTTCTTAGAGGCAGCTCGTGGTCTTGTGTAAAGTGGTCGATTCTGGGACATACCCGCTGTTTGCAGCGGTGGATCCCGGATTCTTTCAACGGCATCAACATTTTAAACAAACCAACGGAGGTTGTTCTTAGTGCAGATAACAGTCCTTTTCAACATGTTGTCTCACGATCCAACTTCCACGAAATGTTGGCCCTTAGAGCCGTTGATCTTTCCCCTGGTGCTGTGCAACGCATTACTGGTAGTACTGAGCCTATGTACTCCCTTACTGCCCTTATGTTGCAACTATCTGGTTATGTTCCATCTGTTAATATAAAGATGCAGTTCCCAGACACAACATCCAGAACCCCCCGATCATACAAATTCGAGTATCTTGACGAATTTGACTACAAGACCAAAACAAAAGGCCAAACAACAATGATTCCTATTGTCGATGGTGCTTTTGTCGCTGCCCTGTGTGTTTCGAATGACAAAACATGTCTCACAGAGCGCGTCCAGAACTTACAAAATAGCGATTTTGTGCCAAAACCTGCGTATCCTCGATATGCTGTTGAATTTTCAGGCCATGTAGCCCGTTATGCTCCTAACACGCTACATCCCGCCACCCAAGGCGAGGTCTTGGAACATGCAAGTTCCACTCAACACAAGAAATACGAGCATACGCAATATGAGCGTCCCGGATATCAACACAAGGCGTTTCAGAAGCCTGAACCCTATCCGGAGATCAAAGATCCGCGCAACATCTCTGCTGTCGACCCCAAACATGTCTTCAACCTTTTGCGCTTCGTATTGCCATACGTTAAGCAGCTGAAGACGACACACTGGTATGCTTTTGGAAAACATCCTCAAGCTCTAGCCCGTGGTGTTTTGGAAATTATGCAAGACTCATATGGAGTTCTTGGCGAAGGCGACTTTTCACGGTATGACGGCACACAAACGTCATTTTCCGTAGATGTTACGACCAACTGCATGTTAGCAATGTTTCATCCGATTTATCACGATGAAATTAGGCAACTGAAATATGAATTATCATACTGTGTATTTGTTACCGAATGTCGGATAAAATACAATACTTATGATACCATGAAGAGTGGCTCTGCTACCACCTCATGTGACAATTCAGTGTTCCATGCATTTACCCAGTATTGCCATTATCGCAATATTGGGTTCTTGCCCCAAGACGCGTACTTGCGAATTGGAATGGTTGCTGGTGATGACGGCTTAATGCGTACCACCGACCCCGCTAACTACGAACAAACTTGTAAGGATTTGCACCTGAAGTTAAAGTTCATTGTTAGAGATCCCACTGACCCCGTTGGTTTCCTTGGCCGGATATGGCCATATCGCAATTCTGAAAAGAGTTTCTTTGATCCCATGCGTGCATTGTCAAAACTACACTACAGCGATAATAGCGATAAGAGAATCGACCTCTCGCTACTTATTTGGCGAAAATGTAGTGGTTATTTTGTGACAGATGCTGGCAATATGATTGGACATATTGTTTACTCTTTCCTTGAGTTTACTCGGAAAGGTAAGACTGATGTAGTCGAGCGGAGAGAATGGTTAAAAGATATCCTCCCTGAGAACACCAATATGACAACCGCCGTACTAGTGAAGCT